AATATAGGTTTTCATAATTTAATTTTTTTTACTTATTCAAGGCCGAGCCTGAACTCAGCCCAGAATAAGTTTGGTTAACTGCTCATCGTTAGCCCAACTAAAATAAAGCTACCACTTTTCTTAATCTCTGTCAAGTGATATAATTCAAGTATGGTAAAACCGCAAAACGGAAAGAAAACCAACAAGAAGAGTAAAAAAGGAAAGAAAATCGTAGACAACCGGAAGTTTAAGTTTAAGGATCTAGATGGTAAAACTTACATTTTAACCGCTAAGCAGAAAAGGTGGTGCGATGTTTTTCTTGAAGAAGGGGCAAACAGAACCATTGCTTCCCTCCAAACGTATAAAATTACTAATCAGAACCTATGCCACACTCAATGGAAGTTTTTGTCAAAGAAGCAGAAAAAGATGAGAGCTAAAGCCGAACAGACGGCCGCCGTTATAGGTCAAGAAAACTTAAGAAAACCTGCTATATACGCCTATATCCAGAAGACTCTATCCGATCAGGGCTATACAGACGATGTCGTTAGAGTTGAACATTTCAAGAATATTAAACAAGATAAAAACTTAACGGCTAAGAATACAGCTATCGATATGTATTACAAAACCACACAAAAATATAAACCTTTAGAAGTTAACATCCATCACAAACTAGACGATGAGCAACTTGAACGAATTATCGCTGGCCGAGAAAAAAAAACTCTTAAAGCAAAGGATTGAAGAGGCAGAACAAGATCCGCTGATCTTCATTAACCACTTTGTTTATACGTTTGATCCCCGCCTCCCGAAGCCAAATATTCCTTTTAATCTTTTTGATTATCAGGAGAAATTAGTCAATGAGGTTTTAAAAGCCATCATGAGCGGGTATGATATCTTCATTGACAAGAGCCGAGACGTTGGTGCTACTTACACGGTACTGGCCACGTTACTTTGGTTTTGGCTCTATCGGGATGGTTCTAACTTTTTACTAGGCTCAAGGAAAGAGTCTTACGTTGATAATCGGTTTGGTTTAAGCGGGGGAGCTGAGGTATCAAACAAAGAAGAATCTCTTTTCGGCAAACTTGATTATCTGATGACTCACTTGCCGTATTTTATGCTCCCCGGCGGATTTAATGCTAGAAAACACAATGGATACATGAAACTGCTTAACCCTGCTAATGGCAACGTTGTGTCTGGGGAAAGTTCTAATTCTAACTTCTCAAGGGGAGGTAGACAGAAAGCAATACTCTTGGACGAGTTCGCATTTTGGGAGAATGACTTCAGTTCGTGGGGAGCTACAGCCGATACTACCAATTGCCGGATAGTTCTCACAACTCCAGGAATTAAGCCGGGAAAAGCCAAGAGATTAAGATTTGGCAAAGATGGCGAAGAAATTAAAATTATTGAATTAGACTATCGACAAGACCCCCGAAAGGATAAAAACTGGGAGCTGAGAGAGCGCGCAAGGCGGTCGGAAGAAGATTTTGGTAGAGAGATACAACGCAACTGGGATACGTCCATACAAGGGCGTGTCTATGACGATATTATAGGTGTTAAGGTCGGATTATATCAGTATATGCCCTATCATCCTTTGTATATTTCTTGGGATTTTGGGCTTGATGGCACTGCAATCCAATGGTGGCAGATAGATGTAAAGAATGGTAAGCCAAGACTCATAGAAGCCTATTTCAATTCTAACCAACCGATCCAGTTCTTTTTCCCCCTCTTTGATAATCCAATAGATTCAACTTTCAAGTATTCAAAATACGATCTTGAAATGATGAGAAGAACGAAAGAATACACCAAAGCTATTCATTTCGGTGATCCTGACGTGGCCAAGCGTTCATACCAAAGCAAGGCAAAAACTTCAACCAGAGAAGCCCTAGAGAGCGTGGGTATATATCTTCAAACCAATACCGAAGCTAACGATTTCTATACTCGCTGGGAGAAAACCAAAGTCTTCTTGAGGAATGGAATTTACATCAATGACACACATGGCACGCAAGAATGGCTTGAGGCTATGCAGGAGGCTAGATTTCCCCAAAGACCAGAGAACACACAAGCCACGACCGCAATCACTAAACCAATTCATGATTGGACGTGTTTATCTGGAGATACGCTTATTAGGACATTGCGGGGATGGATACCGATCAAAAAACTGGTTAAAAAAAATTTCTATGTTTATAGTTTCTCCCCGAAAGAAAAAAGACTAGTCCCAGTTTTGGCAAAAAAATGTTGGCAATCGGGAACGGTTAAAAAACTATTAAAGATTGTTTTTGATAATGGATGGTGGATAAAATGTACACCAGAACACCGAATTATGCTAAGAACAGGAGGATATAAAGAAGCGAGATTTTTAGAAGTAAATGACAGCGTAATGCCATTTTATGAATATGAAGACAGGGGTTATAAAAGAATTATTCTTAACGATGGTTCTTATGCTCATGAACACAGATATATATATTCCAGATTGCACGGCTTTATAGAACGAGGAATGCATATAGATCATATTGACGGTGATAAAACCAACAATAATCCTAATAATTTGCAAATGTTAAACCAATACGATCACTTTATGAAGTCTAAGATTTGGAAAACAAACCGTAAAATAGCTGAAAAAAAAAGAGTTGATACTATTACTGCACAGACATATATGAAGAAGTGCCCGATTTGTTTAAAATATAAAATGATGTCTTTCAAAAGCGTCTATTGTTCGCCAAAATGTAGACAAAAAGCCTCTACAGCACAATGTAGGATTGATAGAATTGCAAAACATACAAAACAAAAAGTATGTTGTTTTTGTGGTGCTCAATATATGGGTTATCCACGAGATAAAACCTGTTCGCCAAAGTGCGCCAAACTCCGAACTGTAAGATTTAAAAAACTTTATTCAAAAGCAATTAGAGGTGGACAAAAAATTAGGATGACAGAGGTTGATTTGTTTAAAAATCATTTAATTATGTCTATTACTACAGTTAATAAAGAAAACATACCAGTATATGATATTGAAGTGCCATATTATCATAATTTTGTGGCGGGTTCAATCGTTGTACACAATTCTCACCATCGGTCGGCAACAGAATATCTTGTGGTAAACTTACCCCGTGAAAAAAGAGAAAAAATGGAAGCAGTAGAAACACCAGTTATTTTAGATCCTTATGACTAAACCATTTCATCCTATAGTTAAAGAGAAAAAGATAAACATAAACGTGTCCGGAAGAGAGGCGGATTTGCTCTATAAATTACGTCAATATCCCTTCGGACGATTTACAATCCACAAAATGAATAATCTTCTAATTCGCATTGAGATTAACAATAGTGAACTTATTGAGGAGGAGGGCGGACTTGCGATTAGGCAATAGAAGTTTTATAATATTTATATGGATACATTGAAAGTTAAAAAGGTAAAAGGCAAGATTACCGTATTACAAGCGATACCTTACCAAGGCGTTATGGTATATCTTCGAAAAATCGGAGGTAGTATCTTTGAATATCTCATTCCTTACCAAGGACAGATATATTCTTCATATCTGATTATCAAACCAGCTAAGGGTAAAACCAAACTAGCCAAATGGGAGATTAACCAAGCGGCTGCTTTGATTTTTACGTCGGCTGTGGCAACTATCAATTTCTTACAAGGTAAAAAGATTAGTCCAAAAATGAAAGCAGTTGTTAATGTTATGGAAAAATCACGTAGTAAAGTTGAAAATTTAGTAAACTAATATGCCAGTAGCATTTGAGAATTGTATCAGCAAGGGTGGAAAGGTTCGCACCAAAAAACTCAAAGGACATAAATATATCCACATCTGTTTTTTAGGAGGCAAGTCTTATGCCGGAGAAGTTAAAACTTATAAAAAGATATTGAAGAAATGACAAACACATCCTCTGAAATAGATACCACAAAAAAATACGATGGATTGGTTGCTCAAGTGCAAGCTGAATATGATTTAGCGTGGCGACACCAACAACCAAAGAAAACAGAGTGGGAATCAAGACTTAAACTCTATAACAATCAAAAGAGAGATAAAGACGCGGTAGGAGATACCACTCTTTTTACCATCTTCCAAACAGTATTAGCCTCTTTGTATTCTGATAGGTTGATTCCCTCATTTGGAGGTAGGCAATCAGGAGATGAAGACGTTGCAGACAATCTTACAGCAATGGCTAAGAGCGATTACTCCGACATGGAGAAAGATATCACCGATTTTGAATGGATTTGGGATACTTTGTTTTTCGGCAGAGGACTACTCATGTTAAGTGAATATGAGAGAGATCCCGATAATGGGATATATTTACCCATTCCCGAAGTGCTTGATCCTATTACCTTTTTAAGAGATCCACGTGCCACGTCAGTCAACGGCAACCGACAAGGAAAAGGATCGGCAAGGTTTTTCGGTCGAGAAGTCAAAATGACCAAACAAGTGATTGAAGAATTATCAGACAGAGTAGACAGTTTCAAGATGAGTGAATTAGCATTTGGTTCAGGCACAAGATCGTTACTTCAAGAGGCAATTGACGCCCGCGATACAGCACAAGGCAGACAAAACCAAAAAAGAGACGAAGAAGCAAATTTAGGAGCTAATGCCGAATATGACATCACCGAATGGCATACTCACTTCAAACTAGACGATAAAGTGGAAAAGGTCAAAGTTTGGTTAGCTAATGAGAGAAACACTATAATCGGTCTTAACGTCTTAAAGACTAAGGCTAAGCGGGTTATTTGGCCACTCATTGACAGACCTCTATACCCGACTTCCCACGATTGGGATGGAACATCAATTCCTGATATTACCGAAGACAAACAAAGAGCTAGAGCGGTGGCTCAAAATCTAGGCATAAGAGCAATGAAAGCCGACATAGACCCGATGTATGTTTTTGACAGCAATAAAATTATCAATCGTAAAGACTTGAATTTTGGATTTAACAAGTTTATTCCCGTAGACGGAAAAGGGGAGAACCTCAACAGCGCGATTGTGCCAATGCGCAAGGCTATGCCGAATTTAGGACTATTAGATTTTCTCTATAATTCATTATCCGCTTCAGCAGAAAAAGCAGCCGCTACTCCCGAACTTCAACAGGGAATGTTAAGTCAGAAGGACAGAACGTTGGGCGAAATCAATATAGCCGCCAGTAAAGCTGATACTAGATATTCTCTAGCTGCTAAGATATTTGGTTGGAGCGAGAAGAGGTTTTGGCAACAGTGGTATAGACTGTATAAAGACAATTTTGCCAAGACGATAGATGAAAAAGTATTAAGAATTGAAGGGGCTTTTGGAGCGAAATGGCGACCATTACTCCACTCCAACATTATTGCCAAGATAGACCCTGATGTTTTCATTGAGAGCAGAACATTGGCTCGCGCCAAACAAATTGAAGAGAGAACAGGACTCACTAATTACTTTGGAATGGCCCTACAAGACCCAACCAGCAATCGCAGGTGGGGATTAAAGAAACTAGGTAGGTTATATGGATTAGAGAAAGACGAGATTGACAGATTGTTCCCGCCAACCATTGACGAGAGAATTGCCGAAGACGAAAATGACAAGTTAAATGAAAACAAGTTTGTTGAGGTAAAGGCAGAGGATGACCACAACGCTCATCTTGAAATCCACATGAAAGCAGCCGATACCAATGCTACCTATGCTCATATAGAAATGCACAAAGAAGCTCTATCTATTAAGAAAGTTAAACCAGAACTTTTCCCGCAACAACCTGAAACAACCGCTTTTCAACCACCGGGAACAAGTAAGATAACACCACCATCAATAGGGCAACAACCAATAAAAACAGGTCAAACCCCACCATTATCATCACCAACACCATGACCAATCAACTTTTTCAAACAGAAGAAGAAAAACAAGACGCTATAACAATCTTTGAGAGAGGCGTTGAACAACCATTTTGGAAACTCCTTGTCAAAGTGTTAGAAGTGAATATAAAAACAATCTCTCATCTGATCCTTGAGGGATTAAACCTTAAAGGAGAGATAGCCACACAGGAAGAAACAAATAGACTACGCGATAAGTTAAAGGCATATAAAGAACTAAAGAATGCTCCCTACCAATTAGTTGAAAAACTACAGTCGCCCGCTCAAGAGCCAATCAACCTAGATCCTTATTACACCACCAAGGAACTTAAAAAACTTCGTTCTTGACAAGATAAATTTTATGATATAATACGCGTATTAATAGTTAATGGAAAAACCAATACTATGGCAGAATTAAATTTAGAAGAAGTATCACAAATCGCTCCAGACGAACTTTCGGAAGATCAACAAACATTCATTAAAGACAACGCTGATGATTTATCAGACGAACAGAAAGAAACATATAAAGGTATTATTGAAGAAAAAGAGGAAGAAGTTAAAGATCCTGAAGATATAGAGATTGAAACACGTCAAGCATTAAAGGAAGCAAAAGATAAAGACGATGATGAGGTTGATCCAGATGATGAAAAAGTCATTGAGAAGATTGTGGCTAAAAAACTAAAAGAAGCAGGTCTTTCTACAACCAAAGACCAAGTCGAAGTTGACGCGTATTTAAGAGCAAATCCAGATTTCGGTAAATATAGATCTGTTATGCTTAAATATCTTGCTCACCCTGCATATCGCAACATACCTGTTTCCAACGTGGCTGCGATTGTTGCTGCCAAAGATATGCAGAAGTTAGGTGCTAAGAAAGAAAGAGAAGTCTCAAAGAAAGCTAAAGCTACTCAATCGGGAGGATCAAGCGCAAGAAAAGCCGATGGTGGTAAAATTGATTGGTTTAAGGCTTCTAGTAAAGAAGTAGAAGCAGAAGTTTCCAAAGTATTAAGACAAAGATAAATTATTAGTTTATAATATATATATGGAAGATTTACAAAATAAAACACTAAAAGAACTAAGAGAGATGGTTGTTAAGTTAGGAATGACACCTAAAGACGCAGAATTGTTTGGTTTTAAAAAACCTTTGATTGCGACTATTAAAGCATTTTCTTCTAAAATGCCGAATAAGTCAGACGATGAAGATTTTAATAAACTCTATACTTCTAAAGCGGAAAGAATGAGAGCTAAACTAATGAAGCAACCACGGGTCAAGATTAAACTTCCTCTACAAGCAAAAGAAACAATAGGCAAAGTTAAATGGTTGTTCAATCCTAAGACCAAACGGAAAGAGCAGGTATATTTTGGTGGGGCATTTCTAGCTGTCCAGTTAAACGGATTCAAATGGTTAGTGCCTAAAGGAGTATACACAGATGTTCCTCAACAAATCTCAGAAACTATAGATGAGGCAGACCGAAGAACACAGGAAGCAGGGAAACAATGGTTAATAGACAGAGAGGGCAAAGATCCTAAGACTGGACTATCTGTAAAGGATGTATTGGGATAAATAAATACCCCTTGACATTAAGAAAACCATTCTGTATTATAGAAATTAATTAGTTGTAACGGAAAAACCGAGCGCTAAGTCGTAAGACTGGCGCTTTTTTTAATAGTTTAATATAAATAAATATGCTAACAGGTAGAACACAAATTCCAGCAGAGGTTAATAACTTTTATAGTAGAACTCTTTTAGAGAGGTCTATTCCTTCTTATTTACATAATCGTTTCGCAGAGGTAAGAGACCTTCCGGCAAAAGCAGGAACAGATACGATGAAATTTAGAAAATATGGTTCATTGGCAGCGGCTACCACGCCTTTAACGGCAGGAGTTACGCCAGCAGGCAATCAGTTATCCACGACCACAATCACCGCACAGATCTTACAATATGGTGATTATGTTACGACAGACGATGTGGTTAATTTGGAAACCAAAGATCCTTTATTGACGGAATTGGCCACCATACTAGGTGAACAAAGTGGTAACACTCTTGATCAACTTTGCCGAGATGTTATTGTAGCGGGAACGACAGTTCAATACGCTTCAACGGCAACCGCTAGAAGTGAAGTCAGTTCAACAATGTTGATAAATAGAGATGAAATTATGCAGGGAGTTAGAACCCTACAAGGTAATAATGCTAAAGTGGTAACTTCAATGATAGATACTTCGACTGGTTACAATAGTAAGTCAGTCGCTAAATCATTCATCGGAATTTGTAGCAACAAAACCTTGTTTGATTTGAAAAAAGCAACTGGTTGGACACCAGTTAAAGATTATGCTTCTAAAGGCGATGTTATGGAAGATGAAAAAGGAGCATTAGACGAAGTTAGGTTCTTAATGACAACCAATGCTAAGGTATTTGCTAGTGCTGGAGCAGGTTCAATCGATGTTCATGCAACCTTAATTATTGGTAGACGGGCTTATGCTCAATCAAGAATTTCAGGCGCGGCAATGGAGAACATTGTTAAACCTTTAGGTTCAGGTGGAACACAAGATCCTTTGAATCAGAGAGCAACCTCAGGTTGGAAAGCAACCTATGTAGCTATCATTTTACAACAGGGATGGTTGTTAAGAATTGAACACGCAGTTTCAAGTTAATAATTTATAAATAAAATATGGCAACGACACAATCTCAGACAATGCACCAAGTTAGAAACGTAGCAGTTGGAAGCTATATCATCGAGTCTGGTGATACAGCGGCCGCAATTACGATTACTTGCGGATTTAAACCACGTTATGTTAAAGTTCTTAACGAAACTTCCAGAGACTGGGAGGAATGGTTTGAAGGTATGACTGACGCTTATGCTCACAAAACAGTAGCAGCAGGCACAGGCACACTTGCCTCTAGTAATGGTATTACAGTAGCTGATGATGGTTTTGTTATCGGACTTGATACAGACATCAATGTTAAAGCCGAACAGATCCGTTGGATCGCAATGGGTTAATAGTTAGAAATAAATATGGCAAAAAAAGTTGTCGCTAAAAAAAAGGAAGTAAAGAAAGTAAAAAAAGCAACTCATGGAAAGTTTGAAACTGTTAAACAAGTTTCTTTCAATGTTAACGGTAAACAATTTAATGGAGTTAAGTTTGTTTTTCCTCTTGAAGTTGTAGAAGCAAGGAAACAATTATTAATCAATGCTTATGGCAAAGACATTATAAAATAAATATGGCACAAATATTTTCCGGTGTACCCGGCAACAGTTTAGCAACAGAACAAGTATTACGAAGTATCTTGACTGATATAACTGCTCTTAAAACCGCAGTTGATACTCAGAAGACTTTACTTGATGAATTGAAAAGTTGGGCCACCACTCTAGCCACCAAACTTAATGCAGACGCTGGAGTAACTGACACTGACTATGACGCGACTATATCGGCAGCTGCTCCCACCGCAGTTGGCACGTTAGAAACGACCACTTAATCATGTTAGAGCAAACATTGTTGAATGCCGTTACCAGTACAACGACATCATCTCCTGCTAATATTGAACCATATAAACGGATAGGACTACAGTTTCTAGCCTCAGGTATTTCAGCAGGTAATGGAGCGTTTACAGTTGAAGGAACAATAGACGGCACAAACTGGGTCGCTTTGAACACTCTAATTGATAATGTAACCAATACGAATGCTCAAACTCTCACTAGGGTAGCTTCAAAAACATTGAGTTCTAATAGTTCCGTTTTGGTATGGCTTGACAATCTGCTAGGGCTTAAGGCTATTCGCGCAAAAGTAACTGTAACGACTGATGGATCTTATTCAGCTTTTGTAATAGCTAGTGAATAAAATCTTGCTAGTTGATATAATAAAACCATGACACCCGCAGAATTTGCTACATACATAAGGTTAAAAACTCGAACAAATAGTACTACTTTCTCTGATACAGACATCCTCGCTTTAATGAAAGTGCGCCAAACAGAGATAGCTCAGGCTATCCTCAAGGCCGATGAAGACATTCTACTTATTCCTCAAACGGCTGATTTAGTCGCCTCAACCATTACGGCCAGAGAATACCCTGTTCCTTCTGATATTCTTTCCCGGATGAAGAGGGTAGAAGCTCAACTCAATGGCACAGATTGGATTGTTTTAACCGAGATAGACTTAAACAAGATAGATACTTCTGTTGCTACCGAGTCGGATATTACAACCTATTTTAATAACTATCAAGTAAGTCCTACTAATACCAATGGAGCGAGGTTTGACATTTTAAGAAAATCTATCTATATCTATTCCGGCACGATCACCGCAACGACTAATGGATTGAAAATGTGGTGCGATACATGGCCAACAGCTATCACGGATTTAACTGGCACTACAGACATGAGTCAAGATCCCTCAACCACTACTCATGGTATACCTAGAGCCTTACACGAGATATGGGCTAGAGGAGTGATTATAGATTACAAGGGAAGTAAAGAGAAACCTATTCCCTTAAATGAAAGAGAGTTAAATTACGAAAAAGATTTGCAGAAGGCTATTGAAACATTGAAACATGGAAATCTCGATAGAGAAGTCATTGGAGAATTGCCACCGTCAGAGGCATATTGGAACGATGGAGCAGATCTCTAACTGTTTGACTTTTGAATTATAAGTTGGTAATATATAAATATGAAACCTAAATTCAGTATTGGCGACAAAGT